CACTTGTCCAATACCATCTAGTATTGATTTTTTCGCATTAATAGTAGTAATATCATAGTTCTGTGCAAAGTCAAAACGAGTTTGTTGCGCTGCAGAATCAATGTAAATATAATCTATATTCCACTTTTCAATAAGTTTACGAATTTCCATTGCGTGCTGTTCTGTAGTTCTTTCAGAATCTAAATATTCGTCTAGTAAGTAATATTTTTCTGTGTCCCAATCATATGCGATTACACAGAAAGCGGTCGGGTCTTTGTACCCAACGTCCATTCCTGCAAATATATCCATTCTACTAGTTTCTAGTTCAGATAAATCTGCTACACATTCTTCGTGATTAAATGCCCATACCTGCCCTTCAAAGACATTGAAGTCAGCCATATACTCTTGGTTAAATTCAGCTTCAGACATTGTTTTCTTTGCTTCACTTATATCTGATTCTGATAATCTAGGATTCTCGTGGTAAGTTGCTCGTATAGAAGCCCACTCAGGATATTCGTCTGAAAAACCACGATGCCAAAATTCTGCAAACCAATTATTTCTACCCCTTGGCGTAGATATAAAGAGTGCTTTTGAATTATCCTTGTCTAGTGTGGGCCTGAGCGCAACATTGAAAGCATCCCGCCCGTCAACGAGAGCGGCCTCGTCAAATATGATGAGGTCATAAGACCTACCCACGACCGAATCAACTTGGTTAACGGAACCCATACGAATCGTACTATGATTCGATAGTTCAATAACTTTATCTTTTGCATTATCTCGTAATACCTCCAAATCAAAATGCTTGATTAATTGTCTTTGCAAATCAAAAGAAATTTGCGATAAGGAATAGTTAGGTGACATAAGTAAAACATTAGCACCTGGAATTAAAGTAATTAACTGACCAATAATATTTGCAATATAAGTTTTACCCTGTCTTCTAGAAACAGCGGCAGTAATAAAACGATATTTAGGATTGTTTATTGCATTAATTATTGCTGTTTGACTAGTATTAGGATTAATACCCAGCAACTCCATATAACCTTCAATAGGTAACTTAATAAATCTACGATCATCGAATTTCATCAGATTTTCTGAGTCAATATCTAATCTACTAATATTTATCAATGTATAGTCTCGTTGTTAAAAATAAATTCTTCATCACTTTCGTTTAAAACTCCAGCGTCTTTTGCTTTCTCGTAAAGATAAATATAAGCGGCTGCTAAGTGTTTAAATTTTAGTTCTGCACTCGAAAGAGGTCTTTTTGCTTCTTCCGAAATCATCTTTGCTAAAAAATTACCACCATGCACTAAACCTTCTTCTAACCAAAGTTTTCTGCCATCTATAGTAGGTACCGCCATATTTATCTCCTTCTTCGTTTAATTCCTTTAACATGCTTTTGGGATTTAGGTGGTCGTTTTTTAGAACCGCCTTTGCCTGCCCAAAAGACTTTATTTGCCCAGTAAGCTGCTGAAGATTTACCCTTACGAATATTCTTAGCGTGTCTTGCTTTGAAACTTTTTCTTGCTTCTGGACTATAATTATGACCCATGCCTTGCGCACCGAATCTAATTATTTTTACTTTACCCCCAACACGAACAGCTACTACAGCTTTCTTTGTTTTATGATTAGGAGTTCTTTTTGGACTATTTAATCGAGTTAGTCCTGCTCGTTTTAATCTAGATTTCTCACTCGCTGTCAGAGCCATGGTCATCATCCAATCCGTTAACTAATGCGTTAGCGGCCTGTACTACTTCGTGTTCTGAAACTGCTAATTTATTTGTCCACCAAGTGGGCATCATTTCTGCATTTTCATCTATATTGTCAAGTATCATCTGACAATGTGACATAATAGTCTTGCAACTATTTATAGCAGAAGCAGCATCAGTATGTCCACCTTTGAGTATAATTTTATTACCTCTCAGTATTGCTTTCATTATCTACCTCTTCTTGGTAAAATTCTTCCTGCACCGCCTCTACCAAATCTTGCTGATTTTGGTCTAACAGTCTTGCCAAATCTAGGACCGATTGCTTTAGGTCTTGCTCCATATCTCATTGCACCAACACTGTAAGCATCTTTTGTATTTACTAAAGTACCTGCTGCAGCATTCATGTCTCTTGTGACTCCTCGCTTGAGTCTGTGTTTACGAATCTTCTGAGTACTATGTACTCCAGTAGGTCCGCTTAAGAATCCGCCTGTTCTAGCCATTGTATTCTCCTATAAGCTTTTTTAATTGCTTATCTCGAAAGGTACATTTCCTCATGGTAATATATTCTTTCAGTTTTTTTAATTTTTCTAATCTGTTTCTTCGAGTAAAAATTACTTCTGCCATTGTTTTTTCAATCGCTTTAAGTTCATTTGCCATTTCTGACTTTTGTCTGAGTTTATGAGCATTGCTCATAATTACCTCCTTTTTTTCTTTCTACCTCGTTTTGCAAAAGTAGCAACATTTCTAGGCTTACCACCTGGATTTCCTGCTCTTCTTTTTCTTGTTACGGCAGAACGCTTTTGCGCTTTTGTCATTCTAGCGGCTTTACTTGCAGGAACACATTTTGGATATCCTCCAGCTTTACTACCTCTTGCTGACTTTCTACCGCAAGGTGGATGTCCTCCACCTTTTCTTTTTCGAGAGATGTCTACCCACCCCTCTCTAAACCACTTGGTAAGTCCTCCGCTTGGTTTTCGTGCCATTACTTCCTCCTTTTACGGCCAGTACCCATTCGATACTTTCCGCCTCGGGCTTTGTAAGTTTTTACTAACCAACCATTAGCGTACGCTGATGGATATACCTTAAATTTCCTCTTTGCTTCTGCTTTTACTCTCGCATATAGAGTAGGATTTGTAGGTACTGGACGTTTTTTAGCGGTCTTTCTTCGTCTTTTGACTGCCATTTTCTCCCCTAATTGCACCGTGGGCGTTTCAGCCCACGATACCCCCTGTTGCTATTTATCTTTAGCCTTACCAACATTGATAGCAAACCAGTCAATTACTTTATATACTTTTTTGACTATACCATCATCTATTGGAGTAGGTGTTAGAGCCGCTATAACGGATGCTCCCATAACCAGCCATGGAATAACTTGAATCCATCTGATTACCCATTCTAAGAAATCTAACATAGATTATCTCCTTTTGTACTTGCCGCCTCTTTTTTGACGCTTACAGTACTGCTTTTGTGAGAAACCTCTAGGATTCGCACAGTTTATTTTACGCTTACGCGATATAGACCATTTCCTTCTCACTTCGGTTTAAAGGTGTCTACTTTTGTTAGTTTTCGTCTAAGAAATAGTCCTTTCAAAAACTCCCAAAACTTTTTAAAATAATTGTTCATACCCTTCTAAGTGTTCTCTATACACGGGGTACCATTTTTTATTCTGTGGCATCCATGGTGTAAAGTATCTAAAGAAATGAATAGCACACATATCTTCATATTCATTTCTGTCCCAGTGTCCATCTACTTCATGTATTTTGTGATAGTGCCAATCTATTTGGTCTAACACTGGACATCTGTTTTCAAATTTGTTTGATAAAGGTTTCCATTTATCATGTAAAACTGTATTAAATATACCCTGGTCTTCAAATTTTACAAAAGGGTTTAGACTCCATGCTGCATCTATCAATCTTCTAAAAGTTTTTGCTGCTATTAATCTTCTATTAAAAAGCATAAAACAAGATTGAAATGCTTGTTGATTAGGTTTTAAATTAATTAAATCTAACCAACCTGTTCGTAGTGCTATTTGTCCAGGACTATGAACAGCGCTTGTTACAAATTCCATCATGTTTTTTAATTCCCACAATCGAATTTTGTATTGATATTGTATGTCTTTATTTCCATCAGGATTAGCATACAAGTATCGAGTATCCCTTTTTTCTAAATCTAATTCTATTTTATCAATAAATAAAACATCTAAGTCAGTATAAAATATCCAATCCCACTTTTTAAAATAATCGTGAAAAAGGAAAAATTTATTATACCTATTTTCAGTAGTATGCATTTCGACTTCAAATACTTCGTGTTTAAAGTCACTTGGCAGTGTAGTGCCGAGGGGTACAATCACTCTTATGTCGCCATCCCATTTGCCTACTGTTACTGCTGAATGAATTACTGCTTTACAGTGTTCTATATAATTATCGTCTGCTACAAGTACAAGTACTTTTTTCTTCATTTCTAGTCCTTAAAGGTGGAGCGGAGACCCCTCGATATTTTTCCGTGTCATGAAATATCTTCATGCTCTTGTGCTTAGTATAAGGTCATCCACTCCGTAAATCTATAATCACCTCCTCTAATTGGACTTTTTTAGTTTATTTTTTCTTACTGCCTTTTTTCTTTTTCTTTTTACCTTTTCCGTAATGTCCTGGCATTTCTATCTCCCTAAGTCCAACGAGGTGGCTCGTCTGGACACTCAGCCCATCTTAACTTTGTTTTGAGGGGCATAAAGCAATGACATATCTTACAAGTTTTCCAAAACTTACTATAGTTTGGGCACTTTTGACATATCGCTATTCTGTCCGTATGTGGTATTTTATTCTTCGAAGTCCGCATGGAAATTATCTCCGAACTCTTGTAATTTATCAATCCACCACTCTTTGGGGTGTAGACTGACATGAAAGTTAGTACCACAACTAAATTTCTTTAATGCTGGTTTAGTATCAATGTGAAAATATATAAAATTTCCAAAGAAGAAAACTGAATGTAGTATTTCGTCTACTTCTTCTGGTAGTATGTGTTCCATCACATCTACACATAGTACTAAATCGTAATATTTTGTTCCTACTGCTGGTAATTTATCTATACCTTTTACATAAGGGTCATAAAGAGTTGGTTTTGGTATTCCCCATTCTTTGTGAACTTCATGTTTACTATATTGTAAACCTTTTCCAGACCCAAAATCTAATACACTAAAAGGTTTTACTTTACGAATAATATCGTGTATTTTATCCTTTTGTTTCATAGTAGTACC